AAAGATCATCAATAGAACCGTTGTTATCAATGACTATATCAAAGTCACTGCCTAACCAAGCCCACTCGCTGGCGTGTATCTTGCGCATTTTCATTGCGTTCAATCCCACGTTGTTGCCTTGATTTGCACTGACTGCATCTGCATACCAGTCGGGTAGTGTGCCTCTTTGTACCCAAACAATACTGCCGCCTGCACGTTTTAGAGATTCAATTTCATTAGGAAATCTGCAATCTGAAATAACAATGTTATCTCGACTGTTGCGCAGTTTGTTTTCTAGGCTGGCAATCCATATATCATCGTGAAATGCCTTACGACAAACTTCAGTACCCCAATATTGCAACACCCATCTTGGAGTCAATGTAGGCATATCAAGTCTTGCGGCCCACCATGGATCTACTTGTTCTCGCCATTCACGGGCTTCTTTTGTACGCCCTTCAAGCATGGTTCTATCCCAACCGAATACTGATGCCACTGCATCTTTTAGTGTTGATGCAAAGCTCTCTCGTCTAAATTCGTGAAAGTTTTGTAAGTAATCTGCAACGGTATCCTTACCGCTGCCTATAAATCCGCATACACCTATAATCATAATATTCTCCAACTGTATAAAGTATACAGGAGAATATTGCTGCGGTCAACCTATAATAAAAGTATATCCTTGACCACCTGGTACTAATTTCATCAAATCGTCTGTTAGTTTTTCAATTTCAGCTGTGGCTTCTGCTTTCATTGCTGCCCCGTTTAGACTGCTTCCACCCTGAGGTCCAGCAATTTGAGCAAACTTTTCACGGGCTTGACCCAGCATCATCTTACAGTTGGCCAAACTATAGTCTTTGATCCATTGTCCTGCATAGGTATCGTCGATAATAGCAAAATCTGGTTTGGTATTATAGACCCATAACATTACTTCTTCATCGCCTCGAGGACGTTGTTGGATCATTATCTTGCGACTTTGTGGTTGCCAGGTAAAATTAATAAAAGATCCAAACATCTTGCCTACTAATTCTTGATAACCGCTGAATAATTCATAGGTTAGTAGGCCGCCCATATTCGTTGAACTTAGCAAATAGGTGTTGGTATAGGCCATGTTGAACGGCTCAAATACTGTGCCGCCTGTGCCGTTGCCACTTCTTGACCCAACTGATCTGCGAAATATCTGTCGCACTTGTTGTACTTCTTTGGGCAAAATATATTCTTGCTGATTTTCTCTCAGCGTTAAAAACGCATAACTTTCTTCAACGGCATTATCTGAACGTTGTCGAAACACGCCTAATGCTCTATTAAGTGCAGTTTCGTAGTGTACGGGATCTAGCTCTACGTCAATCATGCCGTCGCCTAGCATGGCTTTGCAGTAACTAAAAACTTCTTGCTTGGATTGGTCTATTTGGCTCATACAACTATTTATCGTAGCGGTAAATATATGACTATGCCAAGACTGAGCCTTTACCGCCCTGAAAAGGGCAATGATTATAAATTTATAGATAAAAATATCTGGGAAATGTTCCAGGTTGGTGGTACTGATGTGTTTATACATCGATATCTAGGTCCCGGATCTACTGGGAATACTGCCTCCCCTACACAACCCGTATATAATACCAGCGATCCTACACAGATCCAAGACCTGCTGTTTTTAGAAAATAGAGATCGCAAGTATGATCCTGATATCTATGTCATGCGAGGAGTATACAGTCTTCAAGATCTAGATTTTAATCTCAGCCAATTTGGATTATTCTTACAAAACGATACTGTTTTTATTACATTTCACATCAACGATACTATTGAAAAACTAGGTCGTAAATTGATCAGTGGGGATGTCATTGAACTGCCACATCTCAAAGACGATCATGCTCTCAATGATCTTCAATTTGCTCTTAAAAGATTCTATGTGATTGAAGAAGTAAACCGAGCTGCGGAAGGATTCTCAGTTACTTGGTACCCGCATCTATATCGTGCCAAATGTAAACCATTAGTTGATAGTCAAGAATTCAAAGAAATACTAGATCAGGTTGCTAACAAAGATGCAATGGTTGGCACCTACAACTCTGCTGTAACCTATTATCCAGGTGATGTTGTTACTGGGTTGGATGGAAAAAATTACACGGTGCTACAAGAAGTCACAGGAGTTGCACCTCCTAACGCTACCTATTATGAACTAGCCGACAGCTTACGAAACATAATGAGCACCTACGAAAAAGAAATGCAGATCACCCAGGCAGTTCTTGATCAAGCTGAAACAGATGCTCCAAGGAGCGGTTCGGACACCACGCAGTTTTACACGCTGACCGTGGACGAAGATAAATTACCGGTACTGGTCAGCGCAGATAACAGCCTATTAGATGCTAGCTTAGAAACTCAGGCCACTGATGAAGCAGGCAATCTCTTGTTTAATACTGACGGTACTCCTGTATATGTAGGATCCACTGCTGCTACCGCTTTACTATCATCAGAAGTATCTGGGTATAACGGATACCTTGTTGGCGATGGTGTTCCACCAAACGGTGCGCCATTCACAGCTGGCATAGCCTTTCCTCTAGCTCCTGCAGATGGTCAATTCTGTCTACGTAAAGATTATTTCCCTTATAGATTGTTTAGATACAACGGATCAAGATGGGTCAAAGTCGAAGACAAGGTACGAATGACCATGAATAACCTAGGACCAAGTGATGTTGGGGTTGGTGATCAATTTGAAGGCAAGGATGTTCGCCAGACACAAAAAGCTGGATTTATCAACAATACAAATACAGACATAATAAATGGCAACACTGTGAAAGAAAGACAGAGTCTCAGCAAGGCTCTCAGACCAGAGGCAGATGAATAATGGATTATTTTTACGATGCGCAAGTAAGACGATATGTTACACAGTTTATGAGAATCTTTATAGGATTCAAATATAAAACTGGAGGTGATGTTCCCGAAGAGAGACACGTGCCTGTGTTGTACGGTGATATGACCAGACAGGTTGCCAGCATGATCAAAGACAACAGTGAAAACAAACTGTCAACAGTGCCTAGAATAGCCTGTTACATCAGCGGCCTCGAGTTAGATAATTCTAGACTTAGTGACTACAGTTTTGTTAGTAAACTATCTGTAAGAGAACGGCAGTATACTACCAATCAAGCAGGTGAAAGAGAATACGGTGGAGTACAAGGCGGTGGGTATACTGTGGAAAGACTCATGCCTACACCGTTCAAACTGTCTATGAAAGCAGAAATCTGGACTTCTAACACAGATCAAAAACTTCAGTTGCTGGAACAGATTCTGGTGTTGTTTAATCCCAGTCTTGAAATTCAAACCACAGACAATTACGTTGACTGGACCAGTATTAGTGTAGTAGATCTTAGTAGCATTAATTTTAGTTCTAGAACTATTCCGCAAGGAACAGAAAGTGACATTGATGTTTGTACTCTAGATTTTCAAACTCCTATTTGGATCAGTCCGCCTGCCAAGGTTAAGAAAATGGGCATTATTAAAAACATCATCATGAATGTATTTGGGGAATCAGGCCAATTGTTAGGTCTAGAAGATCTCATATTCAATGGTGATGGTGCAACTACTCAGGTACAAAACACTGTGGATCGATTTGGGGTATTACTAATACTAAACAAGGCCACAGGGTTCTATGATCTCACTGTGCTGAATGTCTATGAAGCAGTATTGTCGTTGGGCCTGGATGAGACTCCTTACAAAGGCAATCAACAAAGACTAGATTGGTATAAGATACTAGAGATTCACGGTGGATATACAGGTACTAGTAGAATACATTTTACACAACCTAGTGGCTACGAAGTCACTGGCACATTTACCGTAAATGAAATTGACCCTACATACCTAGTAATTGATCTTGATATGGACACAGTCCCTAGCAATACAATATTACCTGTAACTGCTATCGTTGATCCCTACAAGTTTAGCCCAATTGAAAAATTTGGAAGTATTGCTGCGATTCCTGTAGGCACAAGATATCTAGTACTAGACGATGTCAACAACAGTGCAAATGTTGGACAGACTGTGGAAAATTCAGGATGGAACAACTTTGATTCCGGCTCAACTGCCTATGACGGACCAGATGCTTGGAAAGATCTCATAGGCAACGATACTGTGATCAAGGCTAATTCTATAATTGAATGGACTGGTACTGTATGGCAGGAAACGTTTGACCCTAGTATAGTGACAATTATTCAATATTTCACTAACTTGACCACAGGTGTACAATACAAGTGGGATGGCACACAATGGTTGAGATCTTTCGAAGGTGAATACGCTGCCGGATATTGGAGATTTGATCTAGATGCTTGATAAGTATCTAGATGCAACAACGTGCCGGCTTATTGTTTCTAAGTAAAAACACCAAGAGAATTCTTCTTATTTTAGAAGATGCCAAATGGACTGTGCCTACTTTTGTGAGAAACAGCAGTCTATTAGAAGATGCCGAACCGTTGTTAAATAATTTCTCAGTGGGTAAAATTTTACCCATAGAATTGTATCTCAGTGAGGACCGTGGATTTGAATATGGAACATATATCTGTCTAGTTGATGATGAATTTCTTACAACATCAGCTGCTACTATATGTTGGGCTGCATTGAATCACTTGCCCAAACAATTGCATACCGGTTTAAAAAACACATTGAGCAATACCATAATTCGTACAAAAATTGAAACTATATTGGAGTTAGAAAATGTCAAGCATACTGCAAAAATCTACTAGATTTATCAAAGACTGTGAAAGATATGAATCAGTAATAGCCACAATGCCAGCGGGCGATGTAAAAAATGAAACTGTTCAATTGTTACAAAAATTAACCTATAGCATTAAAAAACTTGATAACATGCATCTAGAAATGATATACTCTAGACAGTTGCCAACTATGGGCAACGAAATGAAAGACGAAATATCAGATTTGCGAAAAAAATTAGAAACTAGAATTAGAGACTGGTCGCAAGCACAGAAAAATTAAATACTGCTAAAGTTTTTAATGAAAATAGTACCAATCATAGCAGCATGAACACTGCACTGATATCTGTAGCTACCACTAATTGAATCTGGAATCTTCCAATACAGTGTACCAGATGTTTGCCCTTGAGCAGATGCACCTGTAGTCACAACGCCTCCTGTGGTTACGTGTACTAACCCAGTGTTGTAATTTGCACCTGCGCCGTCCTGTATCAAAAAAGGATGACCTGCCACATTAAGATTGAAAGCTATAGTGGTGCCATTTATGGCATATACTGTAGGATCGTCAGTAGTGCCATATTGATCAAATCTGTATGCAGTAGCACCGTTATTAGTTACATTAAGTCTTGTTATGGCCGGTAGATAGAACTGATCCACCGTTAGCCCAGCAGCATCCGTCAAGTCAGTAAATGCTGAGGCACCTGCTGAGGCCGTATTGGTGATTGTAACGGTATCTGTGCTGGCATCTGTGGTGATTGAGATACCGGTGCCTGCGGCTATAGTAAGAGTGTCAGTGGCTGAATCAGCAACAACTGAACTTTGCCCTGCTACCGCTATAGTGGCAAAACTATCTGATGCAGTTCCGCCGCCGGCGGCAGCAATGGTAATAGTGTCTGTACCAGCATTGGTAGTTATAGTTATATTTGAACCTGCTACCAAAGTCAGGGTATCTGTGGCTGAATCCGCTACCACTGAAGTTTGTCCGGCCACTGCTATTGTAGCAAAACTGTCTGATGATGAACCGCCTGAAACTGTAGCCCAAGAATTATCCCCACGGAGATAGGTACTAGCACTGGCTGTTCCTGTGGCTCCTATACGAGCTATAGGTACAGTACCTGAAGTTAACTGAGTGGCATTGAGTGCTGTTAAATTAACACCCGAACTTGCAGGTAATGTAGCTGGAAATCTTGCATCAGGTACAGTACCTGAAGTTAACTGAGTGGCATTGAGTGCTGTTAAATTAACACCCGAACTTGCAGGTAATGTAGCTGGAAATCTTGCATCAGGTACAGTACCTGAAGTTAATTCAGTGGCATTTAAAGCGGTTATCAAACTGCCGTCACCGCTGAAACTTGTAGCAGTTAATAACCCTACATCTGATATACTGGCACTACTAACCTGTATGATTGTGCCTGTTGTGCCATCGTAGCGCACAATCCTGTTGTCCACATAGCCGCCGCCTGCACTCAATACATCGCCTGATCCAGATCCTGACGCTCCTGGAGGACCAATCTCTCCCTGAGGTCCAGGAACCCCCACAGCAGAAGTAGCCTGTCTTGAGCCGTCTGCAAATACAATTTCATTGCCTACCACAACATCTGATTCAAAATTCACTGCTGGGGTTACTGTAATAGCTGTGCTATCTGTGCTGTCTATGGTGTTAGCCACAAAGGTGATGTTGCCTGTGCTGGCAGTACCTGTGATAGTAATGGTATCTGTACTAGCGTTGGTAGTTAGTGTAATACCAGTACCAGCAACTAGTGTCAGTGTGTCTGCGGTTGTATCTGCTATCACTGAACTTTGTCCTGCGATAGCAATAGTTGCAAATGTATTGGGCAGACTGCTTTCTGCAGCCACAGGTACCCAAGCGCCGGCATGTGCATAATACAATTTGCCTGTATCATGCACATGAGCTACCATACCGTGATAATCTATAGGGGACACTTCATCTGTAAGATCTGCTAGGGTGTCCCAATGGAATCTGATGCGATTTTTTTGTCCTGAGATATCTATCACACCCGATAACATCAACGTATTAGTGGAATCATCTAACCAAGTCAATGCAGCAAGATCGTTGACTTGGGAACCATTTGACGGATAATATGCTATTTTTCCAGAGACGCCTGACTGCACACCGCCACTGAATCCTGCAGAATTTGCTTTGGCTAAAAAATCTGTATTAGATATATTGGTTAAATCTGCTTTTGCAAGATTTACACCGCTAGCTGTGGCTCCATCATATAGTCTCAGGGTATTAGCTGTTCGATCATAAAAAATTTCACCTCGATTTCCGGATCTTCTGTTAAGAAAATCTGTTTCTCTAGGTATAATTCTTATTGCGTCAAGTACGGGTATCTTTGCCATATTATTATTTATTCAAATTAGTAATAACGAGTTTTAGCCAAATAATCTATGTACTTTGCGATGCCTTCATACACGTTGGTGAAACTTTTGACATCTACCCCAGATTTTGTTAACAATTTCGTATCAGCTAATGTATTTATTTGATACTGTTTTTTAAGATCATCGGGCATATCTACAAATCTTTTTTTGCCTTTGTTTGTATTAGATATTACAAGATCTGCTATGGTTTCAAAATCCGTGCTAGATCCGCTGCCGAGATCATAGATTCCAGGTTGATAATTTTCAAACATAAAATAATATATGGTTTTTGCTATATCTTCTACCCATACAAAATCTCTAAAATAATTCTTGCTGTTTTCGAATATCGTTATTTCCTCAGTTTCTTTGATTTGATCAAACCAATGTAAAATTGTAGAAGCCATTCTGCCTTTGTGATACTCATTAGGCCCATATACATTGAACAATCGAAGGACAACTCCTTCTACTTCATTTTCACTGAGCAGTTTGCTAAATGCGTATTGATTCATTGGGCCAGAGCCGTTACCATATACTGATGCGCTAGAAGTAAAAATAAAAGGTATTTTGCGTTGTTTACAAAATGCATTCCATTTCCTTGTAGATTTAACATTCGTTGCATAGATCGAACTCCAATTTTTTTCTAGAGTATTAGCATTTGCACCGATATGTATGACTCCAGTGATGTTTTCATCTATTGAATCGATGTCATCTATAGAAACAAGTCTTTTATACTGTTTACCTATGAGATTTTTATACTGATTTTCATAAGGCAGATCGTCAACTATAATAATATCAGTGACTCGTTGCAAATTCAAGTAACCTAATACCACACTACCAATAAATCCTCCGGCTCCGGTTAGTATAATCATTGTATTTCTTCCAGTCTTGGTGCATACACCCCTATGTGTTGTACTGTTACTGCCGATGCCTTGTTTGCAAATTTTACTGCATCAGGAATGCGGCCTGTTTTTAAAAACTCGTATACTAATGCTGCTAAAAATGTATCACCTGCACCGCATACATCAGTTACATCGCCTACAATTTCAGCAGGGTATATACAATCATTCCAATAAGCGCCACCTCCACCGTGCGTAACAATCAAATGCTCTGCGTTGGGTAAACTTGTTGCACGACTTTTTTCCAGTGCATTAATCTTGACATAGCAACCTGATAGTCTTGCTAGGTCTGTTTTCTTTGTGTCAACAAAGATAGGCACGTCAACTTCTTTAACTAGCTCTTCTATTAATTCGTAGGTCACTGTGCCTTTGTTGTAGTCACTGATTACAATGGCATCATACCCAGGAGGTATTGATGTGTCAAAAGTGATAGGATCGCTGGCAACATCTTGATCCATACGCAATAATTGTTGTTTGGTACGTGCATCGATTAATCTGTTTTTTTCGCTAGATTTGCCGTGTAGGAAGTTGACTGTGCATCCCAATGCTTCTAGATTCTTACACACATTGCCAGCCATTCCATCTTTGTGAATAGTATACTGTGGTTCAAACACAGGAACTGGTGCTTCGGGACTGATACGATTTACATAACCATAGGTGTAAATGTCGTGACAGTCGTCACCTATTAGCAATATCCTGAATTGTTTTAGTTGTTGAATAGTCGCTGACTCTGTCATAAAAAAATACCTTTGGTACGTGTGCTTCGCCTACTATACGCTGTCCGCGATAATCACTGCCTTTGACCATTACACTTGGTTTATACAGTTTGATTAATGCTATCAGTTCTTCTTCGCTGTCAAAAAATTCTACAATATCAACAGCTTTTAAATTTTGTAACATCACTTTGCGATCAATCTGGTCGTTGATCGGCCGGCTTTGGCCTTTTAATTCTCGAACTCTTCTGTCTGTATCAATGCATACAACAAGATAATCTCCTAGACTACGAGCTGTGTTCAACATGGCAACATGCCCGGGATGCAAAATATCAAAAGTACCGTTAACTATTATTGTAGACATACTAGTGATCCAGTGAATACCACCCGGTTATAATATATTTGTAACCCTTATATATGGGATTCCCCCTGTGAGGGTGGGTAAAATAGGCAGGCCAAATAACCAACTTGCCAGTTTCTGGTTTAATCTTAAGACCTTGATACAGAAATTCTGTTTCGCCACCCTCTTCAATATCATTGAGATACAAGGTATAAGCTAGGATTCTATTGGCTGATGATTGATCTGCATTTTCACAATGCCACGCATGGTAGCCTTGGCGCGGGCCGGTTCTCTGTACGCTCATGCCTTTGGGTGTGTGTTGAAAACAAAATCCAAGACTCTGATATTTTTCAAAATACTGTTCTATATAATACTTGTTTAGAGTTTTATAAAAGAAAGAACACAGGTCAGGATCTACGCTGAAATTTTGTTGACTGTGAAATGCCCAATCAAAAAATATTCGATCGTCCTGATTTTTCATCATGCTGTTTTGTGTGAGATGTTGACCCATTTTGACCATATCTTCAAATCTTTGTATGATAGTTTTACAGTAGTCTTTGGGAAATGCGTCTGGATACACTTCAATAAAATTCATCGTTGACTATCTCCGGGAAATATTCTAAAATTATCTTCTACTGAATCGGGGGTACTTACTTCGACTATGATTGAATTGTCTTCCAACGCTTCAAGTTGATGCGGTAACCCTGGAGGATTATGCCAATTATCGCCTGTGTTTAAGATTTTTTCCTGCATCGTGGCAGTCTTTGTGTCTATGTATCTTAACAAGAAGCTACCCTGATTGACGTTCCAGCTTTCATCTTTGACAAGATGGTAATGCATACTGAACTTGTCGCCAGCCTTGGCAAACACCAGATATTTTCCACAGTATTGGTCAGTGGACGAAAATATTATTTCATGTCCCCAACCTTTTTCTATTTTACCGAATAATTTCATTTTTGAAAGTAATTTAAATTAATAATAATTCTTCTTTTTGCATCTGTTGCACTTATCATTTTATGAGAAATAGCAGTATCAAAAATTAATATCCTGTTTTCAACAGAATCAATCCCAATTATTTCTTTTTCAACCTCTATCATCGTTTTAGCATTACAAGTTGTCATATATAATATGGCTGTTTTAGAATCTCCATCAGGGTAATCAACATGCCAAGAAGATTCGTATCGATCTTCTTTACTTATAGACATATTTGTTCTAGCTTGGAGTAATGAAAAAACTTTTAATTTATATAATAATGATTCTAGTAAATTAAAGTAAGGACTACAAACATGGTTGTTTATAAAGAAATTATGTGTAAAATAACACATACCGTGCTCATCATCTTTTGATGTCATATTGTCTCTATAAAACCAATTCATATCTAATGACGTTAGTGTATTTTTTATTGTATCAAAATATTCTTTATCTAAAAAATTATCTATTACTTCGTACTCTGATTTTTTAGTCATAATAAAAATTCTCCTGCATTAGCCGTAGATGTCGGCTGCATCATGATCTTTTACCGACACGTCCATGTTCCACGAAATGATTGTTTTAGTTTCTTCTGAGGTATTAATCGGAGCTCGGTGAATTACCCAGCTAGGAAATGTAATGATGTCACCTTCATGTACATCAAATATGTGTATATCTTTGGTCACTGGATCTATCCATTCTGTTTGGGTGCCGCCTTCAGGCAAATGCACATAATATACGTTGGTAAAGTTATTGCTATGGGTATGCCAGGCATGTTTGCCTCCAGTGGCATACTGTTGAAACCAAATTTCAGTAATACCAAATGTTTGATATCCCATGGTATTGCACCATTCGTTGAGATGAATAGCAAGAGGATAATTTATAATTTTAAGCCACTCTCTGTCGCCATCATATCGAGATGTACTCCAATCGCATCTAATGATATCGCTGTTAAATGCCAGCATGTGTTCTGCTCGATCTTGTCTTGAAATGGCATCTATTACTTGTTGTTTTAGTTGAATATGTTCCTTAAATGGTTTAATACTTATAGGAAACGGTATAACAGTAGGTGACATTAGTACAAGCTACCTTGTCTTTTTATTACTATGTTTGATGCAAACACAACTCTTGATTCATTTGTTTGATTATAATATACATAATGTTCAAGACAGGATGGGAATATTATCAATATTCCTTCTTCCATTGGTGGCTTATATATGTTTTGATAGTGATCTTGCGGATCTAATTCTAAATATTTTAAATGATTTGATAAATTAGGAGTCCTGAAAACTAGCTGTCCCGAATCTGCATTAGGTTGTTTTAGTATGACCACACACGAAAATGCCGGTACATTTGTTGTTATGTGATTGTGTAACTGTTGATGATCATATTGATTATGCACATTATACCATGTATCTATTTCAACTTTATAGGAAAATTGAAACATAAAAGAATCTATGTAAGACTGGATATAGGGCGCAGGTAGTAATATATCATTCCATTTTTTAAAAAAGTCAGCATCGCTCCAGCGTTGAGATGCATTTTTAGAAATTCTACTTTCTTCGCCTTTGTATTCATCTTCTTTGCCATTTAATATCAATGGAAGATAATGATCCTGTAGAATTTTTAGATCTACAGTATTCAATCGAGAAATGCTTACCGGATATCCTTCAAGATGTATTTTCATTAGATAGTATCTTTAGTATGAATGCCAGTTTTAAACCCAGTTGTAAGATCCACAGTGGTACCAGTGTTAAAGAAGTCAATTACTTTATTTGCTAAAATTTTATGATTAACTTCTGAAAAGTGGTTATAACGCAGATCGCCGCCAACTCTATTATGATATGTGTTACATGTTTCGATACTGTCAAACTCTAAGTTTGAGGTTTCAAACATATTTCCTTGTACCCCTGCAACGTTGTGAAACCCTGGCAGGATTAAAAATTGAATACCTTGTTGTGCATATAGCATAGTTCTAAGAGTTATTGCATCATAAATTGCATCATATTGTATAAAAAGACGGTGATCGGAATGCAGATACTTTTTATACATTTCTAATGCCTTGGCTTGTTCTTTTGTAACATGAACTCCTGGCACAAATTTTGCATTTAGGAAATTTGCCATGCCTGGTTTATCTTCAAAAATCCATTCTCTGTAATAAGAAGTAAGCTGTACTATAACACAGTCCCCACTTTTAAACGACGATTCACGCTCTCTTAGGGTATGGAAAATGTATTCATTGGAACACCCGAGCTGAGAGTCATTTACATGATTATCATCCCCGATTAAACTTTCACTAACAATCCTAGTCCAATTCTTTTCTAACGGCATGAACGTTACTAGACCTGTAGGCCCAATAACTTCATTCTTGTGTGCATCGGGTACACTAAAACTATCGCCGAAAACATATAACATTAATTAGTTGCTCCTGTTTCTAACAAAATATTGAAAGACAAACTAATACGATCTTCATTGGTTGTATTTTCATTAACACTGTGATCTAAATAGCCGGGCCACATACTTAATCTGCCTTGCTCTGGGGCAAATGCGTTTTCATGAGCATATGAACTACCAATTGGATTGCATTTTAATGCTTTAAGAGCATTTCTAAAAACTAGATCACCGTCTTGCCCATTTGTTTTAAACCAATACACTCCACTGACGTGGCTGGTACCGTGATCGTGAACATGAGCATACTGCCCCGGTTTGGTTAGTGTAAGCCATGAAGTTTCGATGGCTGCTTTGTACAGCGGTTTAACATTCATCATTCTCATATAATTAAAACAATGGTGCATTATACACGAAGTGATCACTCTCATTTTTTCGTCTTTTAAAATAGACTGGTTAAAATCACCTTGATTAGATAGGTAATGAGTGTGAGAATTCCAATATGGATTTTGTCCCCAACGATCTTCTAGATGCAGTTTATCAACCACAGTCTGCATCTCGGCCTGTATTTCAGTATATTCTTTGCTTTCTGTTTTGTATGTGTATAGGGGGGAAGGAAACAAGGAGTAAATTCGGCCTTCGGTTTGATTGTTCATGTTTTCCTCCATATTTAAATAAACATCATCTGATTGATTCTGTAAGCATCTTCAACAAACCAATCAGGTTGCATCACTGCGGTGTGAACATCAGTTTGCCTGTATAATACCAATCTATTAAAAGCCATTTCTGCATATCCTAGTTCTTGTCCGGTTTCAGAATAAAAAGCTGTGCCGCCGTGAGATTCGTCATTGTAGTTTAAATATACCGATGCTGCAAATCTACCTGGATCTGCACTATCTCTATGGGGAGTTGGCTGGTCTTGTCCTTGCATTACATTTACCATGAATGTTATAAAATCAAATGTTTTACGTATGTCTTTATCAATCTTGCGAGGACCGTCATTAAAATTTTCACTGATTAGTTTAACAAACGTATCGGCTAAACTTGTTAGATTAATTCCAAGACTAATTGACAGTCCGGGGTATGTATTTCTAATCATGCTCTTCGATGCAGGAATAGAAAGAGCCAATTCTCTAACTTTTTCAGGATTAAGATAAAAGTTATCAACAATGACACATTTGGTATCACCTAACTGATGTACATGTACTTCAAAATTAGGATTAACTGCAAATATATCTTGTTCATTTATTTTTTTAATCATGCTCTGTCATTATGTTCAATCTCTACCATCATTTTAACAGCTGGAAAATAAATGTAATTAATTCCTGAGTTGTAAAGAGTACGCATGGCATCGTCGATGGTTTCAACCAATGGCTCGCCGCCTAGGTTAAAGCTGGTATTAAACAATGCAGGAACACCTGTTTGATTTTTAAATTCTTTAATCAGATTATACCAATGAAAGTTTTGTTCTTCAGTCACTGTTTGAATTCTACAGGTACCATCAACGTGTATAACTGCTGGAATCTTTTCTTTCACGCCCGGCTGACAATTTACAGCATACATCATAGACGGAGAATCTTCCATGCCACGCAGATCAAACCAATCGTGTACATCATCTTGTAATACTGATGCAGCAAATGGTCTAAAATATTCTCGTTTTTTAATCAAATTAACAAAATCTTTACCGTCGGCAAATGTTGGATCAAACATCAGTGATCTGTTGCCTAGTGCTCTAGGACCGTTTTCGCAGCGTTCTTGGAATAGTGCTACGATGTTTTTAGATCTAATAGTCTTAATAACATCTTTGTAATCAACATTTATTGTTACGCTGCCACTGTATTTGGCCGCAGTTTCTATAACTGCATCTTCAGTGATATGTTGTACCGGACCTAAAAATAAATTTTCATCTTTTGATCTTACTTTTGTATCTTGAGATGTTTTATAGTAATGATAAAATGCTGCACCCATAGCTGTACCTGCATCGTTCGAAACAGGTTCAACATATATCTTTACACCTTCCGGTAAGTGCTGTAGATAGAAATAGTTGGCAACACAATTTAAACCATACCCGCCGCTGATAACGATATTTTTATTACCTGTACGTTTAATTGATTTTAGAATCAAGTCAAGTACTAGTTGTTGCGATTCAGTTTGTACATTGTAGGCCATGTTTCTTCTAGAAGCCAATTGTGTTAGATCTTCTGCATCAGCTTCACGCATTTGTTGCTCGTACCGCTGCATTTGTCGTTGATCGTTGGGGTCAGTCACTGATCTATGAATTACTTTTGGATCGTACACCCTGTCATCTAGTTCAGCATAGCCTTCTTCATTGACCAGTGCGCCATTGGGATATGTATTAGTGAATAGATCTTTATTCCCACCAAAATTACCATAAATCTTAGGTGCTTTGTTCGGTTCTCCATACGGAAACAGACCCATAGTTTTACCCGCTTCTATCGAGTCGAATCCACAAAATCTAGTTACTGCTTCATATGCTTTAACAATACCTGTTTTATCATTAACTATAACTTCTGTACCGTTCCCATCACTGTTGTAATGTTCAGTCCTCCAAGGTCCGTTGCCTCCAAAATGCTTGTACACTTCCTCAAAGTTTGCAGGGTATGAACAATCATATATACTTTCAACTTCAAACATGGTTTGACCGTCGGGGCGTTCAATAAATGTACCTGCCCCATCTACAATAATAGCACTTGCTTTATCAAACCCAGATCTATAAAATGCCAACGCGGCGTGACTTCTATGGTGTTGATCGTGATATTTAATTACTTGGGTATTAACATCGTCGATTAATCTCAACTTCCTAGCAAGTGCAGAATACACATCTTGCCTTACAAAATCGTTTATTGGTTCGTCATGACCTTGTGTGTGAGATATTACCAAATAATCAATCTTGTCAGTATAGTCAAGAATTTTAATCATACTCGCAAGCGGGCCGCCGTCATATTTGTAGCGAGATAGTCTTTCTTCTTCAATAGAAAATACAATTTGTCCATCTTTTAAAAGACAAACTCCTGCATTATGCCCTCGAGCAATACCTGCAATGTATCCTGTTTTTTTCATTATTTTTCCTTGTGACATTTATTTTAAGCACAGCCGGGTGCAGCACACCCAGCAGCTTGTTTGGGTTCAGCATATGCCTTGGCAGTTTTACTCAATGTAGTTTTAATCCCGTTGGTAATTGTCTTAATAGTTTCGTCATTGAGCACCATTAGATTTTCATTGTGTCTATCAATCCTAATGTCTATCGCAACTCTTATTGGAGAATACTTTCTTTCGTCTTTGCCGTTATCGATTATAGTAAGTGTACTGCTACTAGGATACGAAATGTTTTCAGGGAATGTACCGCCTATAACCACTGTGCCCGGTTTCTTTAAGGCATGTGCAATATGCTGTCCCACTGAGTCGCAGCCCAAGAAATAATCAGCAGCATTGATAATTGCAGTCCATTGTAAAAGACTAACGCTTTCCGGTACCATTACCCCTAATGCTTTGTTTCCAGGAATTTTTAACTCGCTCATCATTATAACAGCGTAATTTTTATTCAGTTCTTCAAGTATTTTTATAATATCATCAACTTCGAATGATCTACCACTTTCGTCAATGATGGTGTTGCCCTGTAATCCAGCTGTTTTTCCAAATGGTTGGAAGATTACTACTTGTTGCTTTTTAAAATGATTTCTAGCTTCATTGACTAGTTCGTTTGCTTGTGCAATATCCTTTTTGCCAATAAAAATATCATATTCTTTGGTTTCTGGGATAAGTTCAGGCGGAACATCGTAGTTGATCAACATGTCAAACGCCTGCACAAGATTGCATCTTTGAGTAAAGTATGCGTTTAGTTTATACGGTTCGGGAGTTATGATTTCTCTATCTTTTAATTTTTCAAAAAGATCTGGGTTTGTAGCATGATGCACATTATTTGCTAATGTTTTGCTGGTTAAATATAGATCAATCCAACCTTCAACAACAATGACTGCTGTTGGATCAGTGTTTTTAACATAGTACTCTAGTGCGGGAATGGCGCATAGTACTCGACCTGCGCCGCCATTTATAAAAAATGCTTTTTTCATTGATATCGTAACCTTTGCTATCTAGTACGATATTTATTTTGAGGGCTAGGCCTCTAAGAATAATGTGAGCGAGCGTTGAGTATTGTGCTGTTACCAGCACAATACTATTGGAAATTAGTAAACGCCTGGGGGTAGATTTTGTAAAGCATCGGCATCGGAGGCATCTCTGTCTGCGATTCTAATAACCTTAACATGCTCATTTTCAAATTCCATGTTGGGTCCGTCTTCAGGACTACGCGGAAATCTTACAAGATATTTAGGAACATCTGCCCAATCTGCAGGAAGGTCTCTAAGTTTTTGTCTATAATCCAGCCATTGTTGTTTTAGAGCTTCTGGCATATCTGGAGCAATTTTGCCATCACTTGCAGCTAGTCTTGTATCTCTCTCACGTCTAATAAACGCATCATCTCTAATTCTTTTGTTCTCAAAGAATTTAAGCGGTGCTGTGTAATCGTCAGTTACAGATTGTTTATCATAAACTATTCTAATATCTGAAGGATCTACAACTGTGGCGTTTGGTTGATCGACTGGACCAACCGAAACTTCGTAGATCTTTGGGTCTTCTAATCCGCCGTAGATCAATCCAATTTTGCAGCAGTTTATGTCGGTGTCTGCTTTTAATATTTCTCTTTTGAGATCTAATGGAAGCGGACGATCAGGTTCGTCTTCTGGTGCAAACGCCTGCATTAAATAGCCAGTTTCTTTATCAAGCCACATGACTATTTCTTCTGGGCCTTCGTATAACTGTGTACTGGTTTTACCCAACGTATTTTCCAACGAAAATAAGTGATCTGGTATACTGTATGTTAGCATTTTGGTTATCTTTGCCATTTATTTCTCCTTAACTGTACGTTATTCTAACAAGGCCGCCAGCGCCAAAACTGCCCCAGCAGGCACTCGATGAGTCGATTGCGTGGCCTGAGCCGCCACCGCCTGGGAAAGCTGCGTGTGCTGAACAGCAGGCCAAATTGCCCACGCAGCGATGTTTGCCGCCAATTCCATGAGGTGCAGCCCACGGGCCGCTTGGGCCTCCTGCTACTGCGAACGCATCAGCACAACAGTTGTATTGGTGATTGTATGATCCAGTTGTGCCTCTAAAACACATGTCGGACCCGTATACTGGCGTATTACAGGCGTGATTGACCCAACCGGCATTGTAGTTGCCTAGATCGCATTGAGTATTTCCAATGTGGCAGTTATAGCAGTTTGAGATCATGTCCCAAGAAGTTGACCCGCCCATGCCGCCGATGGCACAGAAATTGCTGAGACCAGTGCCATTGACAAAACTGGTGCATCCATGTCGACAATTTTGATTACATGAACAGCAGCAGCTACATTCCGATGAGCCAGCGGCACATACAGTATATGTTGCGCCATCTGCAAATCCATTTACTGATTTTTGCAGGGTTCTTACGCCGTAATTGCCGCCTTGGCCACCAACTCCGTGATCATGGTCACCACCTGATGAGCCACCTGGGCCGCCACCTGACAGTATTTCAAACTTGATCGACGTGGTTCCATTAGGTACTACAAAAGCACAACAGCGACCACCATTTAGTGGTGTCCAGTTGTTGGTATTCCAAACATAGATTTCATACTGTTCTGCAATTTTACATTGATGTTGAGCGTTAGCGTAAATTATTCCTGCACTTGATAAACACGTTGGCATTTATTTCTCCTTAACTATATGTTATTCTAACAAGACCACCGGCGCCAAAGCTGCCCCAGCAGGCACTCGATGAGTCGGTTGCGTGGCCTGCGCCGCCACCACCTGGCCAGGTTGCGTGTGCTGAACAACAGGCCAAATTGCCCACGCAGCGATGTTTGCCGCCAACTCCATGATTTGTGCTAATTGGTCCGGAAGGTGAGCCTGCAACAGAAAAGTTATCTGCACAACAGTCATATGAAGAATTGTATGATCCAGCTGTGCCTCTAAAACACATATCAGACCCGTATACTGGTGTATCACAAGCATTATTGCCCCAACCGGCATTGTAGTTACCCACGTTACACTGAACATTACCAATGTGGCAGTTATAGCAGCTGGAGGTCATATCCCACATAGTAAAGCCACCCATGCCGCCGATGGCACAGAAATTGCTGAGACCAGTGCCATTGACAAAGCTGGTGCATCCATGTCGACAATTTTGATTACATGAACAGCAGCAGCTACAATCCGATGAGCCAGCAGCGCATACAGTATATACAGAGCCATCTGTAAATCCATTCACTGATTTTTGCAATGTTCTTACGCCGTAATTGCCGCCTTGGCCACCGATGCCGTGATCATAGTCACCACCTGACGAGCCACCTGGGCCGCCACCTGACAGTATTTCAAACTTGATTGTAGTAGTCCCTGTGGGTACTGTCCACGCACAACACTGGCCACCATTTTGTGGGCTCCAATTGTTGAGATTCCAGATATACTGTTCTCTTTGTTCTTCGATCCTGCACTTGTGCTGACCGTTGGAAAAAATTATACCGCAATTTGATAATTGTACTGGCATTTTTAATTCTCTCTTTTCATATCTTCAATTTCTGCTTTTAGAGCCTTGACAGCTTCTATCAGCAAAGGAATTAATTTTTCATACTTTACAGCAAGATATCCATCTTCTCTTTCAACCACAGCTGATGGTATTATTTCTTTTACTTCTTGAGCAAGAACTCCTACGTCCAGCATGGTACGTTCTGGATACATTTCTTGCGCAATTTTATTCCAGTGATACTGATAGCCTGATATTTTTAGTAATTTTTCTAGGCTATTATCAATCTTTGAAATATTCTCTTTCAGTTTAATATCCGAAGCTGCATATGCAACAATTTCTCCGCCTACATACATGGCACCAGTTACGCCAACGCCGCCAGTGACTGTTAGTGTTCCGGTAGAGTTGCTGCTGCTGGTCTGAGCACCTAATAAATTCAACTTACCAGTGCTTGGTTGATATGTCATTTTGGTAGACGACACATTCACGGCAGTTATATTGCCCGATGTAGCTGAGGTGAGCAAAGGATAGTGTAGGGTTGCCGATGTTGTTTGATCACTGAGTGAAATACCAGCCGATGCAAAACTTAATGTTCCAGAGCCGTTGGTTGAAAGAAGTTGATTGGCTGTGCCGTCAGCGGCAGGCAGTGTCCATACTAAATTAGCTGATATTGTTGCAGGGGCTTGAAATCCAACGTAATTTGACGAATCACTATCTGCGAATCGCAAATCATTTTGTGCATTTAACTGAATGTTTGCGGTAGCAACAACTTGTCCAGTTCCGCCCGGACTAAGAGTGATATTCTGATCCGCCGCGGTGGTCAAGGCTTGTTCGGGCGAAATTTGAATAGATCCTACTAGTGCAGGGCTACCCACAAGTCCGCTATTGATTCTTCTTGCCATGATCTTATCCTTTTATTAAGCTGTTGCAGTTTCAATACCGTAGACTACAGCATTTACACCTATAGCACTTGAGCGAACAACTAATAGTTTTCCGGCATCTAGTACAATACCTGTGCGCTCTAGCACACCTTTAGCTGACAGACTAGTGTCAAATTCAATATATTCCGAATCTGCTGGTGTGGCTGATGACGATACTGCTACTCTAACGGTAGCTGCCGAAGCACCTCTGTTTACTATATTGACAGTTACTACTGAAAATGTGCTTGCGGGTACTGTATACAGCGTAGTATTCGTTGCCGCTGCTAGATCTGCTATTCCTAATCTTCCTGTTGCCATAATGTATTCTCCATGTATTTATTTAGCTTAAAAAGTAATTGAATGCTATAGGTATGCCTATGACTCCGCCTCTGAACTCAAAGACTGCATTCATCTTGATTGGTCCTGCTGTTACCGTAGTTATCACGTTTGAGCTGATAAAAATACTACCTGCTGTTACGGAGTTAACATTCAAGCTGGCACCACCACCGCCAATCTGTCCGGCGATATATGCTTTGATTGCTCGTTGTGTGGGTACGATGTTATCTGAATCTGCTGTAAAGAACGGGTCTGTTGAAAATTCAGTGATTGTAGCTGACCCACCTCCCAGTGTTACGTTGCCCAGGTTAAGTTCTTGCAGTCCTGAAATATTAAACGCATCTGCATTTAATGTAGCAATACCAGTTGATTGTTCAATGGCAAACAAATCGCCAACTCGGAAGTTACCGTCTTGGTCAGTACTTGTAAAGAACACTCTACCCCCACCATTTTCTACTGTTTCATTTGCAGGAATTGCCGATTGTAGTGGTATTCCTGGATAATTAGTATCGATGAAGCTGCCTGTACCTATGTCTAAGAAGTCATGTCCTGTAAGTCGAACTTGGCTGTATTTCAGTCGCGTAGTAACATCTGTGCCGTCAGGTGGCGCTTCTGATATGGTTAGTTGCGGGCTGATCTGTAAAAACGCTGTGTAGGCGCCGTCGTTAGTGCCCAAGAATGTAATCACGTTGACTAACTTGAAAGTTCTGTCAGGTAAATGACTGAACACCACATTTGCACCTGGTGTAGGACGTTCAAAAAGTCTGCGAGTGGCCACAAAAGTGCCAGGTTGAAACAGATCTGAATAACCATCACCGGTATCTACTTCACCGCTGCCTGTGACAAACTGTGTGCCCCTGTTTACAAAACTAGGATTAGCCAATACACCACTGTTTTTCCTTACTGTCACAGGAGATTCAAACGTGTTGTTAGGATCGGTAAATGTGATTGTAGGCACAGTAGCGTAGCCTGATCCAGGTTCTGTGATATTGACCTGGAATAGTTTGTCAGCGGCCACTTTGGCTCGACCTCTAGCAGTAGCGCCGGTTCTGATATATGTAGCTACATCACCTGTGCTGCCACCGACTCCCACAAACAAGCCGTAACGATTTCTATTACCAAAAGTGATTGCTGAGAAACCACTAGCAGCCGTAGAAGTAGTTCTGGTTGTCCATGTCACTCCATCTGGCGATGTAGCTGCTGCTGTAGTTGTGCTCACTGCAAGGAATACTCCCTGACCGTAAGTGACTTTAGTCCAAACTGCTGTAGCTGGTAATGTGCTGGCTGTCCAAGTTATACCGTCTAAACTATAAGCAGCAATAGTACCGCTAGTGCTTGAAATAGCAACGAATCTGTTGTTACCGTAAGCGATGCTGTTCCAGTTTGAGCTAGAAGGCAATGTGCCTGCAGTCCAAGTGCCTGTGACTGTGGTCGATGTAGCATAATTAGTTACGTTGGTACCACTCTTGATTGCAACAAATCTGTTTTTGCCGTAAGCGATAGCTGTAAATCCAGTGGTAGTTAATGTACCAGTTTGATCCCAATTTTCACCGTCATTGCTGATTCGTACTGTGGTTACATCACTGCTAACAGCTACAAATTTTTGTTTACCAAAAGCCACATCAACCCATGTAGCAGAAGTCTGCATGCTAGTTGCTGACCAAGTAATACCATCATCACTGTATGCTCCAGTGGTATTAGCACTAGTGCCAACCACGGCAACAAATTTGCTGACCTTGCCTACAGAAGAACTGTCGTCAAACAGGCCTGCAGTCATTGCTGACCATGCTGCTGCGCTAGGCATCAAGCTGGCTCTAGTAGTCCATGCTACTCCATCTTCTGAAGTTGCACCTACTGTGCTTCCGCTTCTTAAGGCCACATATCTACCACCAATACCGTAACCGCTGTGATCAAATTCTAAGATAGCACCTGTGGTAGAATTCACTGCGGTGATTGTAATCACTAGATCGTTAGCAGTTGTAGTGCCGCCTAGGCTGGTACCTAATATGGTTATGGTCTCTAATCTAGTATAACCTGTTCCAGCACCTTGAATAGATGGTATATATTTCCATCCATTACGTATCACTGTGAAGGTAGCTCCTGTGCCCGAACCTGCATATGTTCCTGTTACCGTAGTATACACAGAAGTAGTTTCACCGTATTTCGCAGCGGTCCATGTGCCTGAAGTTGGCAGTGTGACTGCTGTGCTGGCATATCCAGGCGCTGAGAACGTTACTCTAGGTTCAATAATATATGTAGTAGAAGCATCAGGCGATGTAATTGCAGTGCCCGCAACCAAATGATCAAATCCTGCTGTGCCGTCTGATTCTTTAAGTAATCCTGCTACTTTAGTGCCTGAATTATATGTGTTAATGATACCAAACTGACCAACACCTGCGCCACCTGTTAACACAATCTTCATACCTATGTAGGCAGTGCTAGATTCACCGTCTGTAGCAGCAATGGTCACTGAAGTAGAAGTGCCGCCCTGTGCAGTATTGGAGTTGGTTATGTAACCAAAGCCTCCAAGATTGCCTTCTGCCTCTGGGGCATTTGTACTGTCATCAACAAGATCCAACATGCGAACTTCAAATACAGCATCGTCACGGAATTCATCATTCTCAACAACTTGCCCACTTCCGCCACCTGTGAGTGTATAACTGACTTCTGTGTAATCTATACCTGCATTTTGGAATTCTATTTGCAGCAAGGCAGATCCGTCAGTGATCACACGATCAATCACTGCTTCAAACTGTAGTCTGTTGTCAACTACTCCAGTTCCTGCAGTTTCGGTTGCATCAAAACCTTCTGCTACGGATCCAAAATCACCGTATGAGTTGTTACCGTTGGTTGCTCTGATTCGACCACCGTTTTCTGCTAGATATGCAATGTGGGCGTAATAGCTAAACACGGACACTAATTCAGCACGACCGTTGTTGGTAATCCAAGCGCCAATACCGTCTGATATTACCTGTGTAAAGTCGTTGGAAACAATACTGTCGTTGCCGCCGTTATGCAAAGCACCATCAATCTTTTGACCAACAGCCGCTGTACCTAGAGTAGTAACACCCTGCACATAAGGTGAACGTGTTATAATCCAAGTACGATAATCTTCTGGGCCCCAGCCTGGATCAAGCGATGCATACGCACCTGCAGATACTCTTGAGGTACCGTATTCATTTTCGGCTAACAGATCTCCAGTAAGTCCTTGCAGAGTTTGATCTCTAACACCAGTAGCGTCTCTGAGATAATACATGTCTTCTTCTAGGCTGCCCATCACACTGTTTGCATAGTATCTAGCTGCGTATCTAGATTTGTAGTTGCCTGGATATTTCAAATCATACTTTAGTGCATCAATGTAAGCATTAACATCTCTGAGGCAGGCTGTGCTGCTGTAGAATAGACTCACTGTCATAGACCCACTACCGTCGCTGGCAATATCAAACGCTGTATTTGAATCTCTTGTGGTAGCAATCTTAAAAGTAGTTGAGCTGACCACATTCTGTACATAATAAGTGGTTGTGGTATTGACTCCGCCAAATACAGTACCAGTGAATCTAATAGCTGCGTTTCTGGTCATCCAAGCAGTTGATGTGCAGGTAAACAAGTCAGTGGCTGCTGTGGCTGCTGTGACCGCGGTAGTGTAGGTTGAATCAATGTAAGCATCAATTTCTGCAACAATATAGTCTCTGTTGCGCTCTAATTGTAGCACAGCATAGTCAACCATTCTATTGCCTGTGGCACAACGACTGCCTTCATTGGTAGCACCGTAGACAATATCATCTACCATGGTCATTAGTGTTTCAATACGAGCCTGTGCTGTAGCATCGCCGCCTACGTTGGCCAGTGCTTCTGTCTTGGCATTAGTTAGTGCGTCTCTAGTAATGGTTTTTTGATTACCAACAAACACATCTGCTGCTGAAGCTCTTAGATATGAGTATGCTGCTTCTCTAGTTTTGAAGTTGCTGTTGAACATAAAGTCAAACATCACAGCTTCTAGGATCAATCGAGTATCTCTAATACATTTGGTTTGGAGATATCGAATCTTAGGTGTAACTCCGTCAGTTTTGTACGCACTTGGGAATATCGCATTAAAGGCTGTACCACCTGACGATAAGCAAGATACAGTAATGCTTGTTATGTTAACAATATCACCTGCTGCTAAACCGTGTGTTGCAGTAGTCACTACCGCATATCCTGTAGAGTTATTATAGACAAAGTTACTAACTGCTAACTCTGTTCCATTGGATTTCGTTACTATTCCACCACTGACATAGGTGTGTGCGAGAGTATGCTTACCAACGTAGATTCTAAAATCTGTCGAGGTCAACGAAGTTTCGTCTACTACAAAGTCAGTGTGCCATGCTACTGCATTTAAATCATCTACGACATTTTGCACAATAGTTTCTTGTGCAGCGTCTAGAGTCACAGCCGCAGCTATCAATGCAGTGGTTGATGTAACAGCATTAGTTGCAGTGGGGTAATCTATAACTTCTACGGGTATGCTAATACCAGCCCCGTTGGTGAATGTAGCCAACACACTGCCACCGTATGTGGCTGCCAGTTGGAAAGTATTTGTATTAACTGTGCCTACCACCCAGTATTTTACACCGTTAGTCAACCCGTTTCCAGTTTCTCTTGGAATTATCGCATCGCCTACACTTAATCCATGACTGTTGCTGGTAAGTGTGTCTGTACCAGATATAGTAGTAACTGTAATCTGTGGTGTTGTGGCCTCAGTACTATCACCTTGTATTATGTTAGTAATAATATCTACTAAGGCACCCACTGTGACACTAGCTGCTGAACCACCTGACAAATTTGTTAAGTCTGTCCATTGAGTAGCAGTGTTGCCTGTAGACTTAAATACTCCAGTATTAGAAATAATATCTTGCACTATATCCTTCAATCTAGCATAGGCGGCCACTGTGGCTGTGATTTCTGAGCTGTCGATCTGTAGTTGTGTGCTATTGTCACCGTCAAAATATGCTGTGCCAGCTACTAGAGTGGCCCAAGTTCCTCCATAAGTCAAATCATATGTCATCGCATCAACAATAAATGCTACATCACGTTTGCATTTGGTTCTGCTGTACTTAACTGCAGGAAAATTCACTGTTAAAAATGCAGTGATTTCTTCTTTGATAAATTCTTTGTTTTCACGTAGCAGTGTTCTTGCGTCGCCAAATCCTGATAGGAATGTGGAATTATATCCTGTAGGGTCAGCGGAACTTACCATGAACGTGGAACTGATCTTGAAATCAATCTGATGTTGCATGACTCTGACCAACTGTGCTGCATCTGCTGCTTCGTCGGTGCTGGCATATGGAAATGCTACACTTTGAATTTCTGTATTTCCTGAGCTTTCTGTAACGTTGGCTCCTCTAACAATTTCGTCAACCACTGTTTGCAGTCTAGTCAATGCACCTACGCTGTAGCCTGCATCGGATCTGTTAGTTAAACTGCCTGCTGGACCTGCATTAGTTGAACGCAGTTCATCCCCAATTACACAAGTTTGTTCTGGTACTATGATTGGTAGTGTTTCGCGATACTGGCCTGTAGAAATTCTTATAAGATTACTAGGGCTATATCTTGCTGGTACACTAGCTATAGCTGCTGCTATCTCAGGGGCTGTAACTGCTGCTGCTCTAGCAGTGATTGCATTAGTAATAAGTGTAACACTTGCTGTTACTGTAGCCAATGCATCAGCTTCTGTTGTAAGATCGCTGTTGAAATATTGAGCCACTGTGGCAGTAGAGTTGTCACCGTTCAGTGTCTGATAGTTTATGGTTGGAGATGTCTGTGCTAACACATTTCCAATCACTGTGAGCATGTAGTTATAGGCAGCTACAGATTCGTCTGATTCAATAGCCAATCCTGGATATGCTTCTGTTTCACCTTCGCTGAGTCCGCCAATTAATGAATTAGCAACTCCGCGTGATTTGATGTTACCACCATGACATAGATCATATGTTACTGCATCTAGAGTAAATCCTACATCTCTCTCACATTTAAAATCATCGTAGACAAACGCAGAAGTAAATGGTGCAATGTTATTAGTGATCTGATTTTGTATAAATTCTGTTACTTCGCGTTGAATAAACACACGATTCAGTTCCAGTAGATATCGTGCATCTGGGTTTCTAGGACCACGTTCTACCTGTTCACAGGCATAACGAATAGTCTTGAATGGTTTATCCCAAGTTCTGCCATGCACAGGTGATGGTAAATCAACACCCGTAGTTGCTACAAAATAAGTATGATCAGTTTCGCCTAGAGTAACCCATTCTGGATCAATACCGTTAGAGGTTAATACCTGTCCTTCACGGCCAATTGGCAGTCTTGTAGGGCCCGAACCTCCGTAGTAGACTAAATCGCCTCTTACTGAAAGAATATCAGTTTCAGATCCTACACTTAATAAACTCCAATATGTACCTGTGCTGTCTTGATCAGGTCTGCTGTTAGCTTGGCCGCCACCTGCTGCACCCACAGTAGATCCGTCATCGCCTTCGGACCTATGCGCTAACAAGCAGATATAAGCATTTGCGCCAAATCTTACTGCATCGCCTAACAAATAATCTCTGTCATCTGACCATAAACCTTGCCAGCTGATACCAGCATTGAGTCTTGACCAGTATGTGGTATTTGGTGGTTCTGCTGACACTGTAGCAGACATTGTGCCTGCAGCATCTGCAGTGATGTTAAAGGTTGTGCCACCTGGAGTGGTACTAACTGTGATATTTCCTGCTGCCACAGTTTTCACATAGTATCTGGCAGAGGTAAACACATTACCAAATGTTGTGCCAGTAAATCTCACTGCCATGCCTACCACTATGCCTGTGGTTGAGGCTATGGTAAATTCATCAGTGGCTGCTGTAACTGCTGTAACAGTAACGGTGGTTGACGGTGAATCTTGCACTGCCAAATAGGTGTAACCGCCTAAACTAACCACTTCGCCTACTTCATAAGAAGTGCCGCCTGCCCACGCAGATTGAAATTTAAATCCTTCTGTGTACAAATCCCAGTTGGCCGAACCAACGCTTGACGGAACAAATGCATCGGTATGCACAGTTTTTGCAATGTATTGATTACCACCATATTGCACAACATCACCTGGTTGATAAAGTGTAGCTGGATCCCAGATGCTTTCAAATTCAGTGCCTTCAGTGAACTGAGTCCAACGACCTGCGGTGCTGTCGGTTAGGAACGCAGCATCTGCGGTATGTTGAATGGCACAGATCCACAATCCTGCACCATATTTTACCACATCATTAAGTTTGTATCTAACAGCAGTGGTCCACGTGCCTTTGTATTCTACACCAGGATTAAATGTGTCCCATTTGGCTTGATCTGCTTCCAGACCAGATGCTGCGGTAGCAGCTGAAGTGTGGTGCAGATTACACACATAGGTGTATCCGCCGTACTTGACTAGATCATTTACTTTGTAACGAGTAGACGTTGCCCAGCTAGTTTTCCAATCAAAACCTTCTGCATACACAGTCCATTTGGCTTGGTCTGCTTCCAGCCCCGATGATGTGGTAGCTGCAGAAGTGTGGCTGTCATTACAGATGTATAAGAGGCCACCGTATTTGACCACATCGTTGAGTTTGTAGAAAGTACTGACATTCCAGTCGCCGGTCCATGATTGACCGTCGCTCATTTGATTCCATTTAGTTGGACCGTATTCTAAATCTGTGTTAAAATCTGCAGAAGAAGTATGCCCTACTGCACAAATATATGTGCGGGCACCGTATCTAACAACATCATCAATATAATATGTTGTTGCCGCGGTCCATGTATTCTTCCATACAAATCGAATTCTACCTAATTTAAATTCTGCCATTTTCTACTCCGTATTCTATATTTAGTTTGTTATGTTGTTCAATTGAAAGAGTTGTAAAACATTGTCTGTGCTAGCATACTACCACTTATTCCAGAAATTGCACCATCAAATTCTGCTCTTACTGGCACTATAATACGCAAACCTGCGACATTGTTGATTCTATCAGGACCTACTAAGATAGTGCCAGCGATAAAACTGCCTACTGCAATTTCTGAGCCACCAACACTTAGTCTTGAAGCAAGGTATGCTGCAATAGCTCGCTGTGTTGGAACGATATTATTTGAATCCTCAACGAACAATGGATCTGTAGAAAACTCTCTAACTACCGCTCCTGTGCCGCCAACTCTAATACCACCCAATCTCAATTCTGATAACCCACCTAGATCAAAGAAATCAGAACTAATAGTTACTATTCCTGTGCTCTGCTCAACAGCAAATAGCTCGCCGGTTCTAAAGTTACCGCTTTGATCAGTTGAGGTATAAAACACCCTACCTCGATCTAGTTCCACTACTTCGTTTTCTGGGGCAGGGGTATAGAATCCTGCATATAATTCAGGATAATTAGTTTCTTCAAAATTACCCGTGCCTATATCTAAGAAGTCGTGACCTGTGATTCTGCACTGGCTAAACTGTGATCTAATTGTGATCGCTGTGAGATGTTGTAGATTATCACGAACTTTGATTTCTGGCGTAACACGTATTCTTGCAGCTAGTCCTCTATCTGTGGTGCCTAATTCTTCAAGGGCTACCAGTGTGTATGAGTCAGGTAATCCTGTGATTACTAAATTAGCGCCAAGAGTTGGATACATAGTCAAATCGTTTATGACAATAAATTTGCCAGAAGGAATAACATCTGCAAATCCGTTGCCGTTAACTGTGACTGTGGTACTGAGAGTACGATAGCCTAGTCCTCGATTAATCCAACTGGTGCTGCCTATAACACCGTCGGCTGTTCTTGCTTCGATGACTGCTTCAGTTCCGTTGTTGGGATCAACTAACGTACAAGTAGGTCCTTCTGTGTATCCTGAGCCTGGGTCCCACAATTTTATTGAGCGAATAATACCGGAACTTAGTGTGACTCGTCCCAAGGCTCGTGCGCCTGTTTGTATCTTGTTGAATGTTTCTGCGTTGTCTATAGCTACCCACATTGGTGTGCTTTTGCCTACAGTAGAATCACCTGCCGCTGTATACGGGGTACCGAATGCTACACTGACCCATTCTTTGGAAGATGCCAGTGTTCTTGAAGTCCATACTATACCGTCTGCGGACTGAGCTGCATAATTTGTAGAAACTGGCGATGGATCGAATCCCAAATCGCGGCCGCCTGTGTCACCTATAGCAAAGAACACTCCTTGTGCATATCGAATCTTTTTCCAGTTGTGAGCTGTACTGCCGTCTTGTGACGGCATTGTGGCAGCCAGCCAGTCCTCGCCGTCAAAGCTGTAGGCAACATCTCCTGTGCTGGATATCGCAACAAATCTGTCGTTGCCGTAGGTAACGCTGACCCAATCTTTAGCACTAGAGTCTGCAACTACGTCCATAATTCGACCGGACCAGGCCCAGGTATCCAAAGCAATATTATATGTGCCTACAGCCGCAATGTTTCCACTATTAGCTATCACTACATATCTATTCTTGCCATAAGCCACGTCTACCCATTCATTAAGTGTAGAATCACCAAAGGTAGGCAATGTAGTTGTAGTCCAACTAGTGCCGTTGAGACTGTAGGCAGCTGAGTTAGAATTTGTAGCTACAGCAAGGAATAAGCCTCCACCGTATGTGCAAGAATTCCATTGACGAGATGCTGGCATAGATCGAGCCGTCCAGTTTATACCATCTGTAGAACTGGCAGCAACAGCACTGCCTTGACGTATAGCTACAAATTGATAATTACCCACTGTAGGGTAAGTTACTCTACCTGCTGCCAAACACTTCCAATCGCCTGCACTAGGCATATTAAAATCAGTCCAGTTAACACCGTCTTGACTGTAAAGTGCTGCTGCTCCGCCTGAAGAAACAACCACAAATCTTCCACTAGCAGCTTCGTTGTCCTCACCTGTGCCGTAGGTTTTTTGTTCTGCAACTAATATTGAGTTAGTGCTGTCATCGCTGACATCGGTAACTAAAATAATTAAATCATTAAGTGGAGAAATACCACCTATGAGATCGCCATCAATTGTCAGTAATTGACCGGCTTGATATCCTGCGCCACCGTTGTTGATCGTTATAGTATAATCTCTGCCTTGTTTGGTTATATTGAATGTAGCCAATGCAGCTACAACATCTATAGTTGTGCCGGTGCCTGATTCGTTGACTGCTAGGTTAGTATAAATTTCAGTAGTATCGCCATAGATAATTTCAGTCCATGTAGTGTTAACTGGTACTATGATTTCTTGTGCTGAATATGCCGGAGCTGAAAATATCACCCTAGGTTCTATTCTATATGTGGTGTTGGTCAGCAAAGGTATTGTAAGAGGTTTGCCCGGAACCACATGATCCCATCCCGGTTGATCATCAGATTCTCTGTATACCGTTACCACTTTAGTGATATTGTCATAGGCTGCAATATATCCATATTGTCCTGTACCTGCACCGCTGGTAAGAATAAGACGCATGCCAATATATTCTGTGATAGAATTTGCATCATTAGAAGCTATGGTAATAGTAGTAGCATCGCCTGTCTGTGCATTGTTCTGTACCAGTGTATATCCACCACCACCTATGGCCTGTGCAATTTGTTCAGTGCCTGCATTGGCATCTAGAATCCTAGCTTCAAATACTGCGTCATCTCGAAAATCTTCAAATACCACATCGGCGTCGATACCAGCTCCAACAAAGTCAGCTGCCACACTGGAATAGTCTTGTCCTGCGTTGGTCCACTCTAAAATCTGTATCTCGTCAACGAAGTCTCCAGCAAATGCTGCTGCCACTATGGCCTGCTGTGTTCTAGTATAGTTTCTTGCTACTACTGGTGTTTCTGTGGCATCAATGCCATCTGCAATCACTCCGTAGGTACCGTATGAACTATTTCCGTTGGTGGCTCTAATAATTCCACCATTTTCTGCCAAATATCCAATGTGTGCATAATATGAGAACACAGATACCAATTCAGCTCTAGCATTATTTAACACCCATGCTCCTATGCCATCACTGAGTACCTGTGTAAAGTCATTAGACACTATAGATCTGTTGCCGCCATTGTGCAGAGCACCATCTACTTTTTGTCCAACACAGCCTGTGCCTATAGTGGTCACACCTTGTATATACGGAGAGCGTGAGTCGATCCATGTACGTGTGTCTGCAGGGCCCCAGCCTGGATCCAGTGACACATATGCGCCTCCTAATGGAAGTTGGTATAGGTCAAATGCCACAGGAGGATTTAGTGTCGACTCAAGTCCTTTTAATGTGCAGTTTCTAATGCCTGTAGCGTTTCTCACATAAAACATATCTTCTGTGTCGGTACAGCCTAGTACATTGTTTCTATAGTATCTTGCTTCTAACAATGATTTATAATTACCAGTATAGATTATGTCATATTTCCAAGCGTCTATATATCTACGCACATTTGTTTTATATAATTCTGCGTCAAATACATATGCAGGGTATACTGTTTGTATAAACGCCACAGCTTCTGCGGCTAAGAATTCTTTGTTGGCTTCTAGTTGTAAAACAGTGTTGGTGTATGTTGTGGTTGTTACCGCAGTGTTTGTGCCCACTAATGTGGGATTTGATCCTGAAGAATTAACATAAAAATTAATATAGGATATCATGTTGGCAATTTTAGTCTGAATAGCTATTGCAGCAACACCGCTAGTACTAAGAGGTTGATCCACTATGTCAAAAATTTCCAAACCAAATTCATCGTACTGAGGCGGATCAAACGAAACTGGGGTTGGCCCAGTTACGATTACGGGATCTAATATATTACCTGCAGATTTTGCAGGACTAATTGCTGTTCCTGCTACAATAGCTTCAATTATACCAGAAATCCTATTTAGTGCTGCAATAGTATAGAGACGATCTGCTGTAGATAAAATCGATGGAGACGGTTTGATAGTTGTGGATCTCAATTCTGCACCCAAAACTACAGTGTTGCGTGGTACTATGATAGGAGTAATCTCTACATATTCTCCCACTGCAACCTTAATAGTAGTATTGCCAGAAAACCCGTCATCTACCTGTTCGCAGGCATAACGTATGGTTCTCCAAGGAAGAAACTGACTGGTGCCACGTTCTGGATCTGTGTTATCATCAACACCGTTTAAACTCACATATTTCACTCTAGCAAGATCACCCCAGAAAGCATAGTCAACATTGTTTTGCTCACCAACTATGACTACTTGATTTTCTTCACCAACAGGCACCGCTGTTGGGCCAAATGAGCTGCCGTCTCCTTGCAAGGCTCTTGAAAGATTATATGTTAGCAGATCCCCTCGCTGACTCATACCAGCCTGTTGTCCAGCTTCTAGAATTAGGTCCCAATAGAAGAAACCCGATCCGTTGTCTCCTGGAAGATTTTGATCGGCAGCAATGTGTTCAAAATTACAGGAATACGTGTTACCAAAATATATCACAATGTCATTGACACTGTAGGTGTTGCCTAGCGTCCATGGACCTTGCCAAGATTGAGATGTAACAACTACTTCCCAATTTCCTGCATCTAGATAGTCTAATGAACTACCATCATGGGTGGTATCTGCTGTGGATATGTATAAATTTCCGCCTCGGCGCACAACATCGCCAGTTTTATAATCAACATCTGCATTCCATGTCCCTACGAAATTCACTGCTTTGGATAGTATATTCCAGTTTGTAGTGTCTTGTGCAGGGCTTACACTGGCGTAGTTATTAGCGGACGCTACATAAAGATATCCACCGTGTCTAACTACGTCTCCTATTGCGTAATAAACTGTGTTGTTCCATGAGACATAAAAATTCTGTCCAATCAATTCTGTGACAAAATTAGCATTGGTTATATTTGCTCCAGCTACATGTCCTACCACGCATCGAAGAACACTGCCGCCGTATTTCACAAGATCGTTGAGTCTGTATCTTGTAGCAGTGGTCCATACTCCTACATATTGAATACCTTCGTGGTAGACCTGCCATAATTCACCTGTACTGTCATCTTGGGCATCATTGTTTCCTACCTCAAGACCTTGAGCTGTGGTTCCCGAAGTGTGTTCTACTATGCAACGATAGACTATGCCGTTGTATCTTGCCACATCTCCGACACCATATCTAGTACTAGGAGCCCATGCTGATTGCCAATTGTCTGCAGAAAGATAAACGGCCCAATTTGCTAAACTAGCATCAAATGTTGCCTGTGAAGTATGGCTAGTAACGCATAGATATATCACTCCGCCATATAAAGCAAGATCACCTGGATTATATAAAGTAGTACCGGTCCATGTAGCTCTCCATGCATAGCCATCGGTCATTTTAAACCAAGCTGGGGTTGGCTCTGTGTCGTTTTGATTAGCTAGATATGCTTGATCAGCAGCAAATACTCCGGCGGTGTGTTGACGTTGGCAGATCCAAGTAGATCCACCATATCTTATCACATCATCACGATTGTATACCGTGGTCGTACCCCACGAATTTCTCCATGTATATCTAATCCTACTGATTTTAAATTCTGCCATAATTTATTCCGTTTTAACTTGAATGTCCTGTGGGATAGTTATATCCCTGATTTATTCTTTGGGTTAGTCTTCCCTGGTTGTCAACATAGTACAACATATTTCTGTTGTCCCAACGATATTGTGTCCATACCAAATTGTCATATTCTATTTCGTGATCTTGTGTGATGCCATCAAAGTAGTCTACGCCTGGTTCAAAATCTTCAAAGTTTTCAGTTGGTGCGCCTGGAAGATTTAATTCAATACTGTCTTTGTCTTTGAGCTGATCACTTCTATACAAAAATAATTCTCCATCGTTGTTTCTACGCAAAGCATACCAATAGCGAGGACTATCACCTAGTGCTTCATCTGGACTTTGACCTAAATAATATGTACTTGGCATGATTTTTCCTTAAGATATTTCTACATAACTGATAACAGAATCTATGCTGTCTTCGGTGTCGCAGACTATTCGTATGCCTGCAGTTTCTGGCAATATCAGTTTTTCGCCTTGTGTAATAATTTTAGCTGTGCTGTTGGGAGCAATTGTTAGACCACGCACATAATGGGCCTGGGTAGAGTTTTCATCTATAACAAATACGTTAACTACCACAGTGTCATAGTCTGTGATGTTGGCAATATTCATACCAATTACAGTAACTCTAACTCCTGCATCTACCTGTAACACATCTACAGGTGTGGTTCCTATTTCGGTGTTTACTGCGTGTCTAAATAAGGTTGGCATAATTTTATCCTAGCATCAGCGCATAAGTGGCTGC